ACTTAATTTTGATATGGAGTATGAAAACCTTTTAATGTGTTCAATGAGAGGTCGTGCAGGTCAAATTGTAGGTCAGGGATTCAGTGGAAAGAAAACTCAACTTGGAGTTAAGATGTCCAAGACAGTTAAAAAAGTGGGAGCATTAAATCTTAAAACTATGATTGAAGAAAGTAAATTAATATTCAAAGATTATGAAATAATATCAGAACTCACTACATTTATATCAAAAAGTAATTCATTTGAAGCTGAAGAGGGTTGTAATGACGACTTGGCAATGTGTCTTGTAATCTATGCTTGGTTAGTTGCACAGGATTACTTCAAAGAACTTACAGATCAAGATGTGAGGAAGAGATTATACGAAGAACAGAAGAATCAGATCGAGCAAGATATGGCACCATTTGGGTTTATTTCTGATGGATTGGATGAAGGAAGTTTTGTTGACGAAGATGGAGATAGGTGGCACGTTGACGAATACGGAGACCGTTCATATATGTGGGAGTATCGTTAATGTTACAGAAAACAAAGATAAAGCAAATATTAAATGCTTAAATAATTTTTGTAGGGTATAATGGATTGGGATATAGAAGTAAAGTTAACTGAAATGGAGAACATGATTACTGTTTACGAAAAACACATTGAAGCACTTGAACATGAAAATAAAAGTTTGAAGGCTCAGGTTCTGTTTTTAACTCAGCAATTAGAGTATAAAACTTTTGGAAAACCTAATAATGAGGAGGATTTATGAGTGGAGACATGGGATTGCGAGATGAGAGCATCATCTTTTATAGTAAAAAAATGACTCAAACAAAGTTAGTTCTACTAGCACACAAGGGTATTAAATTAGATTGGAAAGAATATGAGTATCACACTTCATCAAGTAAACGAATCTCTAAATGATATTAGACCATACATCGAATCAGATGGTGGTTATTTAGAGCTCGTGGAAGTAGATTTTAATTTAGATGAAGATATTAGAATGTATTATGGTGTTAAAGAAGGTGAAGAAGCAGCAATTGCAAAGGTAAGATTAAGCGG